GGCCGCTACTGACCGCATGCCGGTACTTTTCCAGGTATACGTCATCGTGTCATTACGCATCCTTACGCCCTTACAGGCTTTGGGATGGTGATGGGTCACAACTCAGAGAGATTTCAGTTATTCTGATGGAGTCTCTCAAAAGCGTGTGAGGTACGCAGTGGGACAACCTATGGGGTTATTATCGAGCTGGCCAGTGATGGCGATCTCGCATCATTACCTTGTTAGGATGTCTTTTGCAGCTCAAGGCTTTCGTAAGCTGGGAGAAGCACAGTACTCCGTGTTAGGTGATGACCTAACTTTACGGGGCCACGGTGTAGCTGGTGAGTATCTTAGACTTATTTCATATTTAGGTATGGAGTATAGTCCGGAGAAAACTTATATTTCGGTAGGAGCAGCAGAGTTTGCCAAAAGCTTATTTTGTTGTGGAGAGGATTTAACCCCTTTCCCTTTAGCTCTTCTTAGATTTAACAAAAACACTATCGTATCGAACACGTTGGCAATTATTGCTGAGTGTAAGAGGGTTAATTTACCTCTTACGGCGCAATCTTTGACGGGTTTATTCCCTTCTAGGTGGCGCAACTTGGTGTTACTTGCCTCGTTGTCACCGTCAAGCCCACGATATGGTCTGGATTTGCATTCCAGATCGGATCAATGGGTTTTTACACAATTTGTTTACTCACAAAGAATAAAATACTTCTCACGGCCAAAGACCGTGGGAGATAGTATTCACAGCTTTGTGGGTAATGATCCTGGTAAACCTGGGAATAGGTATAGTCCTTATTTCCAGATTGCCCGTGATAACGGTGAAAGTTATCCGGTGCGACGCCTTAAGAATGATAGTGATTTATCAAACCCTGAGGTGTTACTTGGATCAGGTTGGATATCTTATTGTACCAAAACATGGCCTAATGGTTTACCACCATTAGGTGATTCAAAGCTAATTCCGGGCCCTAGCTATGGTAGAGATACTGATAATATTTTCGTCAGATCGTCTCTGCTACAGCTAAACGGGTTATTGCCGGGTTACTTCACACTTCGGTGTGTAGGACCTCAGGTAGAAGAGTAATAGTGTAGATCTTTGAAGATCAGGCAACTATCACAGTTGATAGCTCTGCCGCATG